TTGAAGTACCTAGAACTTCTAAAACGTTCAATGCATGAGTTAATGAATATTCCAGAAACTGCATTAGGACAAGTTCAACCAATTTCAAATACTTCTGGTGTAGCACTATCTATTCAGTATCAACCATTAATGAATCGTTACTCTCAAAAAGTTGCCCAATATGGAAAGGGCCTAGAAAAGATAAACGAGTTAGTAATGAAGACTCTTGCAGTTAAAGAGCCACAAACATTTATGTATAACCCAGATGAAGATGGACCAATCAAAGAGGGTCAGTATCCACAACTTGATCCAAATGATCCCGTTACATATATAAACTATGCACAATTTCCTCAGCCATTGCCTCTTGATAAACTAATTGTTCTTAATGAAATTCAGACTAAATTAGGTATGGGATTAGAGTCTAAAGAAGGTGCACTACGTCAATTAGGTGAAGAATTCCCAGAAGAGAAATTACTTGAGATTCGTCAAGAACTTATGGCTGATGCATCGGCTGATGGTGCTCTTCAACTTATAAAGGTTCAAATTCAAAAGCAAATTATGGATATGACTGGCATGATGCCAGGGCCTGATGGAAGTAGCGCTATTCCTATGCAACCAACGCAGTTAGGTGATGGCGATGTTATGGGTGATGGAATGCAGGGTCCTCAAGATGATCAAAACCCTTTAAATCCAGAGAGTCAAGAGACTAAAAGCATAGAGGTTCAAGCAGAGGCTGAGATAAGAAACAAACTTGTTACTGATGCTTATGGAACAAAAATTCCACAAAGAAGAACAGTAGACAGAGATTAATTAGATTTCTGATGTAAAATCAGAATTTACCGAGACAGATGTACTTTAATAAAGTGCAATTATCTCGTTAAAACCCAGTGATACGCCGCAAGGCATTCGGACAACGACCCAAGAAAGATAAGTGATAACTATGGAAAACACCGTAGAAACTACTGATTTATTGTCACCAGAAATTGTGGCAGCACTTCCAGTACAAGAAAACTCAAGTGAGGTAGGTTCTGTGTATAGCGCAGATGACATTGCTAAGGCTCGTGAACAAGAGAAAGCAAAGTTATACCCACAGATGGAAAAGATGAAAGAAGAACTTTCTTCTTTAAAGAAGGCTCGTGAAGAACAGGCCGCTAAAGAAGCAGAACGTGAACAACGTATTGCTGAAGAGTTAGTTCGCAAAGAAGCACAGAAGAAAGAAGAAGAGGAATCTGAACTTTCTTTTAAAGACCTCCTAAAAAAGAAGGAGCAAGAATTTCAGTCTCAATTAGAGACTGAGCGTCTTGAGAGAGAACGTGCCTTTGCTCTGTTAGAACAGGAACGTAAGTTCCAAGAAGTTATGAATTATCGTCAACAAAGAGTTGAGCAAGAGCGGGACAATATTGTTCCTGAATTGATTGACTTGATTGACGGCAACAGTGCGGATGAAGTAGAGCAGAGCATCGCAATGTTGAAAGAAAAATCTGCTCGAATTTTGTCATCTGCTCAACAAGCAATGCAAAGCGCAAGACAACAAATGGCAGGAACTAGAATTACTAATCCTGCCGCAGGACCCCTCGATAATGATTCGGAACAAAAATCGTACTCACCTGATTCGATCAGGGAAATGTCATTGGCGGATTATGCGAAACAAAGAGCCAAACTACTTGGCACAGCAGCCAGCAATCGTGGTCAGGGACTGTTCGGTTAATCCCAAACAACTACTAGGAAAGGACTTGACCTAAATGGCAAGTGCAATTACAGGTACAGGGCAACTCGCAGGCGCCCCAACCGCTTACTCAGGCTCAAATACAAGCCTGAGCCAAGCAATTCAAACAATCTGGTCGAAAGAAATTTTGTTCCAGGCAATGCCAATTCTTCGTTTCGAACAATTCGCAGTTAAGAAGACTGAACTAGGTGTAGCACCTGGTCTTCGTGTGAACTTCCTTCGTTACAAGAACTTCGCAGTAGATCCAACTCCTCTAACAGAAGGTGTTCGTATGACTACGAATGCACTTACTGCAGAGCAAATTGCAATCACAGTAGCAGAACACGGTTATGCCGTTGCTGTTTCTGAATTGCTACTTAATGCATCATTCGATGATGTAATGGCTTCAGCATCTCGTCTTCTAGGACGCCAAATGGCGCAATACCTAGATGTACAAGCACGTAACACTCTGTCTGCAGCAACTTCTGCAGTGTTCGGTTATGACCGTTCATCAGTACAAGGTGTTAATGACTGGTACAACGAAGGTACAGTAGCAACACAAATGTCAGACCTTGATGGTAACTACAAGTTATCAACTGGTGCTGTAAAGGATGCTGCTCTTACCCTTGCTGGTAAGAACATCCCTCGTTTAGGCGAGACATATGTACAGTTCGTACACCCAAAGCAGTCCCGTGATATTCGTTCGAACCCAGAGTTCATCGAAGTTACAAAGTACGCTGCTCCAGGTAACTTCATGTTAGGTGAAATCGGTCGTCTATACGACGTAGTATTCATCGAAACAACACAGGTTAAGAAGTTGGCAGTTAACGCTGCTTACACAACTTCAACTTCTGTTGGTCTTCCAGCATCTCAGATTGAGGTTCCTGTTAAGGCTAACACTGCTCCAGGAAGTGGTGGAAACCCAGAGTCTGCAGATTACACAGCAGAAAAAGGTTATCTAACTACTGCTACTGGCAACGGTGCTGAAGTTTACGAATCAATCATGATTGGTGACAACGCATTTGGTCACGCAATCTCTCTTCCAGTTGAACTTCGTGATGGTGGCGTTCTTGACTTCGGTCGTGAGCACGCTCTTGCTTGGTATGCAATTTGGGGTCTTGGCGTAATTACCGATCAAGCAATTGTTAAGGTTTACACCAACTAATTTGTTTTACCCTGGTGTCTGGGAGCCTTACTCCTTTTTTGGCTCCCAGCCACCTCTAACTAACTTAGGAGAATAAACACCGTGGCAAACACACAAACAAGTCCGCTTGATGCAACAGGCAAAGCAGCGGAGCAAGCAGCAAAGAAAAATGCAGAAGCATTAAAAAAGCGTAAAGAAGAAATTTCTATCGCTACTCAACTTGAGGCAGAGAGTCTAGAAAAAGATGTCTTTGATCCTAAAAAACCAGATGCTCCATTAGTACTGGATGAAATCGAGAATGTTGGAGTTTCAACTGCAGGTGACATGGTTGTCATTCGCACAATCACCGACATTGATGATATGAGTTATGGAGTTGGCAATACCTACACCTTTAAAGCAGGTGTTAAGTACAGGGTTCCAAAATCTCTTGCCGATTACCTAGAACAACTAGGTTACATTTGGCGGCCAAACTAAAGACTAGCCGTCGCTAGTAGTCCGACTCTCAACTGGTTCCCGCCCTCCTCCCAGTTGGGAGTTGGACCTTTTTATTTTTGCGCTGAATAAATTCTTAATACACGAGATGATTGGCATAGAATTTTAACGGAGGTTATGTGGCTACGATTGCAAGCCTAGCGGATCGATTACGGTCTGAAATTGGCGATATCCCAAAGTCTTTTGTTTATCAGTTTACCGCTGATGGAACTACTAACCGATACCTAATTCCTTACTCCCCTTTAGATGGATTAAATCTAATAATTAACTTAAACGGAGTAGATGTATCTGATGATGTAGAGGTTGAAGAAGCAACTGGTTATATTGTTTTTGATACGGTGCCTGCTGCAGATGCTGCAATAATTGTTGCTGGAAACTACTTTAGATACTTTACAACAACCGAAGTTCAATCTTACATAAGCACAGCGTTTTTAGAACACTCAGCCTTCCACACCGATGCCTACGGTCGCAGTGTTAGTCTGCAGAATATGCCTGCACTTGAAGAGTATCCCGTAGTTATTTACGCATCAACTCTAGCCCTTTATGCATTGGCTAATGATGCTGCTTTTGATATTAACGTCTTTGCTCCAGATGGTGTAACAATTCCAAGGTCTGAACGTTATCAACAATTAATGCAGATGATTGAATCTAGAAAACAACAGTACAAAGAGTTGTGTTCCCAACTTGGTATTGGTCTTTATAAGATTGATGTCTTTAGTTTCCGTAGAATTTCTAAGACCACTAATCACTACGTGCCAATCTTTCAACCACAAGAGATCGACGACCGCTCAGCCGCTACCCGTGTCCACTTGCCTACTCCTACCTATGGCAATGTGGAAACTCCAGTATCAATTGTTACTCAGGACCTCTTTGTCTATGAAGGAGATGCCTACGAGTTCACTATTGTTCTTGATTTTGAAGTCGACACCTATACCGCAAAAGCAGATATTCTAGGAGTAGGTATTCCTGGAGTTATAACAACTTTTACAATTACATTTCCAGTAGTAGGTACGGCAGACGGAGCAGGACTTCGTACTCTAAAATTAGCACTCACTGGAACACAGACACGTATGTTACCTCGAACCTCTTACTATGATGTTCAGTTAACTAAAGACGGAGTCACCCAAACATACGTTAGAGGAAAGATATTTAAGACAGAAGAGGTAACAGAATGAGTCAGTACGTAAGACCAGGAACTACTGTTCCAATTGTAGTAAATGACGTAATCTTAATAACTACACCCTCTGGTACTCAAGACTTTGGAACAACTAGCGGTGCACTAGAGCCACAGGCATTAGCGTATGAACATACTCAAGGATCAGTTAGTGCTTCTTGGGTAATAACTCATAATTTAGGCTTTAAGCCTAACGTTACAGTTGTAGACTCTGGGGGTACAATATATGAGGGTGAAATAACATACACGAATTCGAACTCACTTACGGTCTCGTTCTCTCAAGCCTTTTCAGGAAAAGCGTATTTATCTTAAGGAGATAATGTAAATGGCCCGTAAGTTTTTAACCCCAATTGATTTAAACAAATTAGAATTACAAAATGCAAGAATACAAAACTTAGCCACTGCTCCAGCAGACCCTACAGTTGGTCAAATTTATTATGACACAGTACTGGGATACTTACGCACTTGGAGCGGTTCTGCATGGCAAGCAGCAGGCACACAAGGAACTACTGGTGCTCAAGGAGCAACTGGTGCTGGTACTCAAGGAGTTCAAGGAACTGTTGGTGCTCAAGGAACTGTAGGTTCTCAAGGAGCAGTCGGTACTCAAGGCACCGAAGGTGCACAAGGAACTGTTGGTGCTCAAGGCACAGTAGGTGCTCAAGGAGCAGTTGGTACTCAAGGTACTGAGGGAACACAAGGAACTGTTGGTTCTCAAGGAACTCAGGGAACACTGGGTTCTCAAGGTACACAAGGAACTGTTGGTTCTCAGGGCACTCAAGGAACATTAGGAGCGCAAGGAACAGTAGGTTCTCAAGGCACTGATGGAACTCAAGGAACATTAGGTTCTCAAGGAACTGACGGTGCACAAGGTACTCAAGGAACTGTAGGTTCACAGGGTGTACAAGGTACTCTTGGAGCACAAGGTGCTGAAGGTTCATTTGGTGGTATTACAGTTGGATACACATTCAGTACTAGCACAACTATGTCAGACCCAGGCGATAATTTTGCTCGTTTTAATAATGCTACATTAGCCTCAGCAACCATTTTTGCATTGGATGATAATCCTTCTGATGGTAACTATGATGTTTCTAATTTCTTAACCACTATTGATGATTCAACATCTACAATCAAGGGTCACGTAAAAGTATCTAAGAAAAATGATATTTCTACTTTTGCTCTTTATACAATTTCTGGTGTTACAGATGAATCACCAAATTGGTTTAGTGTTAACGTTGCTTATGTTTCTGGTAACGGAACCTTTAGCAATAACGATGAACTTTTATTTACATTTGCTCGTACTGGTGATGCTGGTGCTACTGGTTCTCAAGGAACACAAGGAACACTGGGTGCACAAGGCACGGTAGGTGCACAAGGTACTCAAGGAACTCTAGGCTCCCAAGGCACAGTAGGTGCACAGGGAACACAGGGAACAGTTGGATCTCAAGGAACCCAAGGAACTGATGGAGCCCAAGGAGCAGTTGGTTCTCAAGGCACACAAGGAACTGAAGGTGCTCAAGGAGTTCAAGGAACTGTTGGTTCTCAAGGAACTCAAGGAACTCTAGGTACTCAAGGTACTGATGGAGCCCAAGGCACAGTAGGTGCACAGGGAACAGTCGGTGCTCAAGGTGCTGTAGGTACCCAAGGTACTCTTGGTTCTCAAGGTACTGATGGTACTCAAGGTACTCAAGGTACGTTAGGTTCTCAAGGAACTGTAGGTGCTCAAGGCACAGTAGGTGCTCAAGGCACAGTGGGTTCACAAGGAACTGTAGGTTCTCAAGGAACTGAAGGTGCTCAAGGTACTCAAGGCACAGTAGGTGCACAGGGAACTGTTGGTGCACAAGGTACATCTGGTCTTGATGGAGATAAGTACTCCACAACCTCTACAACATCATTTACATTAGGAACTTCTGGTTCTCAAACAATTACGGTTACAGATCTAGCAGTTGATTACTCTGTTGGTCAAGACATCACTGTTGCATATGATGTCTCTAACATTCAATACGGTACTGTAAGTTCTTACAACCCTGGAACTGGCGCCCTTGCATTTAATAAAACCAGCAAAGTTGGTACTGGAACATACGCTTCATGGACAGTAAATCTATCTGGTGCTGTCGGTGTTGCTGGTGCTCAAGGAACTACTGGCGCCCAAGGAACAGAGGGTGCTCAAGGTACCTCTGGTCAACTTGGAACTCACGCAGAGACTATTACTCCAGTATCTCCATATTCAGCAACAACTTTCACAATTACACACAATCTTGGAACACGAGATGTGTTAGTAACTGTACAAGATGCTACTTATAACGAGGTAGTTACTGATGTAATTGCATCAACTACATCTGCTGTAACTATCGGATTTGCAGTGGCTCCACAATCAGGTGAAACTTATCGGGTCGTAGTAAAGGCTTAATACGTGAGTAAAAGAGCCCTCGTACCTATCAACGTACTTGCCGTAGGAACTCAACCTACAGGTAGGTACGTTGGAGATATCTATTACAATACAGAAGCAAGAAATGTCTATGTATTTGATGGGGTTGAGTGGCTTGAAATTACAACAAACGTTTCTGCAGATATAGTTGAGGGTGGGGATGAAGTTGATGGTTCTGACACCGTAACAGGTGTAGCCGATGGAGGAGACGAAGCAGGTGGCAGTGATGTATACACAAGTTCCTATGATGGTGGAGGAGTAGTCTAATGTCAGTAACAATCAAACTTCGTAGAGGTACTGCATCGCAATGGACATCAAATAATCCAACACTTGCTGCTGGTGAAGTAGGAACAGAGACAGATACTGGTAAATTTAAAGTTGGTAACGGATCAACTGCTTGGAACTCTCTTGCATATGGTGGTCTTCAAGGTATTCAAGGTGTTCAAGGAGTACAAGGTGTACAGGGCACTCAAGGAGTACAAGGTGTACAAGGCGTACAAGGCGTACAAGGCGTACAGGGTGTACAAGGATTGCAAGGGACTGTTGGTGCACAAGGTGCTGATGGAACTCAGGGAACTCAGGGAACTCAAGGTACTTTAGGATCTCAAGGAACTCAAGGCACTCAGGGCACGCAGGGAACTGATGGAACTCAAGGTACTCAAGGAACTCAAGGAACTCAAGGC